CAGACGGAGCTAAAGGTGCAACAGGTACAGCCGGAGCAAAAGGCGCTACAGGAGCAACCGGACCAACTTGGTCAACAGGGGCTAAAGGTCAAAAAGGTGAAATAGGAGCAACTGGTGGTACAGGCCCTACAGGTCCTACAGGGCCAGCCGGATCAAATGGTAGTAATGGTGCTAAAGGAGCAACAGGAGCTACTGGTGGTACAGGTCCTACAGGACAGAAGGGAGCTACGGGGGCTACAGGATCTGCAGGTAGTAATGGTTCTAACGGGGCTAAAGGTCAAAAAGGTGAGGTAGGGTCAACAGGTCCTACAGGCGGTACTGGTCCTACAGGCGGAACTGGACCAACAGGACAAAAAGGTGCAACGGGTGCTACAGGCGGAACCGGACCAACAGGTGCTAAAGGTGCTACAGGTGCAGGCGGGTCAACTGGCTCAGCTGGTGCAAAAGGAGCTACGGGTGCAACAGGACCTACCGGATCAACTGGATCAACAGGACCAACAGGACCAGCAGGTAGTAATGGTTCAAATGGGGCTAAAGGACAAAAAGGTGAAGTAGGAGCTACAGGTGGCACAGGACCAACAGGACCTACAGGCCCAGGCGGAAGTGCTGGAGCGAAAGGTGCAACTGGAGCAAGCGGTGGAACTGGACCTACAGGTACAGCCGGAGCAAAAGGCGCAACAGGGGCGACCGGAGGAACCGGACCAACAGGTGCTAAAGGTGCAACTGGAGCAGGCGGATCAACTGGTCCGACAGGTTCAACGGGTTCAGCAGGAGCTAAAGGTCAAAAAGGAGCTACAGGTGGAACAGGCCCAACAGGACCAGGCGGTGGAACTGGGCCTACAGGAGCTACAGGAGCTAAAGGTGCAACAGGTTCTACTGGACCAACAGGACCAGGCGGTGGAACTGGACCTACAGGAGCTACAGGAGCTAAAGGACAAAAAGGTCAGACAGGTGGTACTGGTGGAACTGGACCTACAGGAGCTAAAGGACAAAAAGGTCAGACAGGTGGTACTGGTGGAACAGGACCTACAGGCCCAACAGGGGCTACAGGGCCAGCAGGAAGTAATGGTTCTAATGGTGCCAAAGGACAAAAAGGAGCGGCAGGTGGTACTGGCGGAACAGGACCTACTGGACCAACAGGCCCAACAGGAGCTAAGGGCGCAACTGGTGCAACTGGTGGAAGTGGTGGTACGGGACCAACCGGACCAACAGGAGCTAAAGGAGCAACTGGAGCAGGCGGTGGAACTGGACCAACAGGAGGAACCGGACCGACTGGCTCAAAAGGTCAAAAAGGGCAAACTGGTTCAACTGGTGGAAGTGGTGGTACGGGACCAACCGGTCCAACAGGACCAACTGGACCTACAGGCCCAACAGGCGCAGGTATAAGTTCAAGTTCAAACACACAGTTAAATTCAATGGGTGTAGGTACAGGAGCATCCGGAACTAGTGGTGAAATTAGAGCAACTAATAACATTACTGCTTACTATTCAGATGAAAGACTAAAAGAGTTTGAAGGTAAGATAGATAATGCATTAGAAAAAGTATTAGCATTAAGTGGTTATTACTATAAAGATAACGAACTAGCTAAAGAGTTAGGTTATGACAATGACAGACGTCAAGTAGGTCTAAGTGCGCAAGAAGTGAAAAAGATACTACCAGAAGTTATAACAGAAGCTCCAATCGACGAACAATATTTAACAATATGGTATGATAAACTTATACCGCTAATCATTGAGGCAATAAAGGAATTAGCTGACAAAAAGTAAACACAGGAGGTGTTATGAATGCAATTTGGCAAATGTGGGAAAGAGGCATAACGCCTACTACTTGCAACAAAATAATAGAAGAATGTGAAAAGCTACAGCCCATGGAAGCTAATGTAGGTCTTACAGATTCTAATGTAAATACAAGCATACGAAGATCTGAAGTAAGATGGGCAGGACAGGTAGAGTGGATAAACAAACTTGTTTATAGCTTTGCTACTAGAGCTAATAGACAAGCTTTTGGTTTTGACATTTCTTATCTAGAAGATATCCAATACACTATATATAATGGTACAGATGAAGGCTACTATGACTGGCACCATGATACTTTTTGGGCAGGTAATACTTCTTTTGATAGAAAAATAAGCGTAACAATACAACTTAGCGACCCTACAGAATATGCAGGGGGACGATTTCTTTTAGATCCTATGTATGAACAACCCGACCCTATTGCGTTAGTACAACGCGGTACAGTATTTTGTTTTCCTTCTCCAATACGACATACAGTGGAGCCCGTAACTAGCGGCGTACGTAAATCTTTAGTAGCCTGGATAGAAGGACCGAAGTTTAGATGATTATAGTAATAGATAAAGTTTTTTATCCTGCAACTTTAGAGACTATAAACAGCCAAAACAAACACGCTTATTTTAAAAAAGAAGAAGAACATGACAACGGTATAGTTGCTAGACGTTTAACCCAGACAGCCGCTAATTATTTTAACTTTGATAATCAAGTAGGCTATGACATATGGTTTCATAGAAATGGCATGCCAGATTGGCATCAGGATAGAGATGAGCAGACTTTTTTTAAAACAGGACAAAGCCATTTTCCTATATGTTCTATAGTTTTTTACCCGCATGTAAAAGATTTAGTAGGCGGCGAACTTATATTTAAAAACAACATGCGTATAACACCAGTGTCAAATAGACTTGTTATGTTTGGTCCTGGGCTAGAACATAAAGTAACACCTATACAAAGTGGCGAAAGAATATCTATGAACATAAACGCTTGGAATTACGACGTTGAGGTAGCCACAGACTTTAATTAATGAAAAAATTTGTAATTAACCTAGAGAGTAGGCCTGAACGTAAACAACACTTTATAGATAAAAATCCAACATTAGAAGATTACACTTTTATAGAAGCTGTAGATGGTTTAAGCCAAGACTTATCTGAATATAAAACTAGACCCGGTTGGATAGACCCATTTCAAAACAGAGGTATAGTTCCTACAGAAGTAGCTTGTTTTTTATCTCATAGAAAAATGTGGCAAAAATGTGTAGAGTTAGATGAACCTATATATGTAATAGAAGATGATGCCATAATAAATGTAGAAAGGTGGGATGAAGAATTTTATGACCATACTATAGGATATTGGGATTTGCTGTATTTACAGCGTAACGAAAATGAACCAGAAAACACTATAAAGGTAAGTGAAAGACTAGAAAGGCCTTGGTACCCATACAATACAACAGCGTATGTTATATCACCTAAAGGCGCACGAAAACTTTTAAATACTAATATAATGGAAGGGGGTATAATACCAGTAGACGAGTATATACCTGAACAAATTAGAGAAGCTAGCCTTATGGCACTTGCTTTACAAGAGGATTCTTGCAATCAAGCTACTAGAGACGTGTTACCCTCTGACATACGTAACGATAGGAGAGATATGACTATACATGCAATAACAATTGGTACAGATGTGACCAAAATGAAAAAACTATATGATTCTGCAGATAAGCACAATGTAAAAATAGATAACTGGGGTGAAGGTGTTGATTGGAGAGGCTCAGATATGACAGGGCCAGGTGGTGGCCAAAAAGTAAATATACTAAAACAACATATACAAAATTTGCCGGACACGGATATTTTACTCTTTACAGATTCGTACGACGTTTTTTACGCAGATAACTTAGAAACAATTAAAGAAAGATACTTGGATATGGGGCATAAGGTACTTTTTTCTGCAGAAGAAGTATGTTGGCCCGATCCTAGTTTAGGTAATCAGTTTCCTTCCGTACATACAAGATATAGATATCTTAACTCTGGCACGTTTATAGGTGAAGTAGGAGAAATAAAAAAAATACTAACTCATGGTTCTATAACAGATCGCCAAGACGACCAGTTGTTTTATCAACAAGCATACTTAGAAGGTATTTATGATATAGGTTTAGATGTAGAAGCTTATATATTTCAGTGTCACGAGCCTAATATAACCATGTTAGGTAAACAACTACATAACCAGGAAACTACATGTTGTCCTTGTATATACCACGGCAATGGTGATAACTCTGCAAAAGATAACTTTGAACGTATCTATAAAGAGATGTACCCGCAGTACAACTTGTTTCATACCCCTACCCATGACTATGAAGTCATAGAGAAAGACATGATCCTAATAGATTTTATGTCAGAACATCAATGCCAAAGACTTATAGAACTAGCAGAGCAAAATGCAGAGTGGAAAAGCTTGCCTAACGACACTTACCCTGCACAAGAGATAAGACTAAAAGAACTTAACCTATACCAAGAATTAGAAGAACATTGGCAGAAACATGTCAAACCTATAATAGAACCCTATTGGAATCCTATGGTTGTAGAGGGTATAAGAGATGCGTTTATGTTGAAGTATTCTACTAATTCACAAACAAAACTAGCGCTACACCATGACTCTTCGCACGTAACTGGCTCAGTAAAATTAAATAAAAACTATAAAGGTGGCGAGTTATTCTTTCCTAGACAAGGCATAAGCAATGCTGATATACCTGTAGGTAAACTGCTTCTGTTTCCAGGGCAAGTTACGCACCCGCACGAATGCGTAGAACTAACAGAAGGCACTAAGTACAGCCTCACTATATGGTCACAAAGGTACAAAGGCGATATACTGTAGGAATGTACGAAGCCGCATCACTTACAAAACAAGACATAACAACTCTTTACTACGAAGGTGTTTTAAAAGATTTATATATACAGTCTAGTGGGTATATAAACAGAGGTACTTATGCTTATCCTGGACTAGACTACACTCCAGAACAAATAGCTTCTGCTTCAGAAGACCATAAAACAGATTTTTGGTACAACGTTTGTCTAGGAAATTTAGCACAACCAGGCGGCGTAGTTATAGGTACATACGTTAACGATTACCTTGTAAGTTTATTTATGGGGTTTATTAACGATAACGGCGAATACCATTTGTGTAACTTCCTAATGAGGCCAGATGCAGACGGCACGAGAAACTTTTTATTTGTGTCTGAGTATCATAATGTTTTAGGCGAAGTAGAAAAGTCTTTAGGTGCTACAGTAGCTTATACCTACGTAGATGTAGGTTCTCCTATACATGACAGCTTAACATCTTGGATAAACTACTTTCGTAATATAGAAGAGTCAAATGTAAAAAATTGGGGCAGCATGGTAAACTTAGGAGAAGTTACTCAAAATTACGGCATTCCCGAAGGTGAAACTTGGGAAAACGTAAAAGATAATTACAGTTGTACTTTTGAAAAATATAAAATGGAGTACTATTAATGGCTTGGTTTAAAGATACAAATGTAGATATGGCAGAATTAGCCAGTGTATATCGTACACCTAACCAGGGTGTATCTGCTAAATCTAATTCTAATATATCTTTTACTGACTACAGACACATGCCCCCCCAGGCAAATGGCTCTAACAATACTCTTGGTATTAGTGGAGGTAATCAAACTTTACGATTTGATGATTTACATGATACAGGGGGCGTTGTAGGGGGTTCAAGTACTTACACTACTGGGTCTACTAAAGGAGCACAAAGCAGGACCCTAACAGGGGCTTTTACTGCGCATGGAGCATCTGTTGTAAGAGCCGATGGGTCAGCTACCTCACAGGGCTATATGAAATTAGGTTCCCAATCAGGAACACCTGACCTTCGAGGAGTTGGTAGCTTTGGTGTTCCTACTACTTTTTCCTATTATCTAGAAGGTATAGGATCTGAAGCGGTTGGTTTAGGAGGTTTATTTTATGTTGTAGTAAGGGGTAGTGGGTATCAAGCTAGCGCACCGGCAGCAAATTCTTGGAGTACTATAAGAGTAAGAAATCTTCTAGTAAATGGAGGTGGTTTTACTACTAATTTTAACCAGTCTGACGGGACAGACGTTATTGGATGGACTTCTAGTGTTAGTGGTACTACTAGGATATGGACAGCCCCGCACGGGCTTGCTGGTGTTTACAACCTACCCTCGGGTTGGGTTGGCAACTCAACCCATTCAATTGAGTTTATCTAAACTTAGTATATAATTTCAACATGGCTACGGTTAAAGAAACATTGGCAAAAATCGAATCACACGAAAAAGAGTGTAATATTCGATACACTGCTATAGAGAAACGCTTAGACAAAGGAGATGCTAAGTTTGACCGTATGGACACTAAGTTCACAACAATGATTATAGGCGTGTATGTCCTTATCATTGGGTCTAGCTTTTTATAAGGAGGTACCTATGGCTAAAGCCGAAAGCAAATTACCACAGTTAATCAACTTTGATGGTAAACAATACGATATAACCCAGATGACTGACCGAGTAGCTCAGCAATTTAACATGTTAGTTAGATTACAAAGTGAATGGCAAGACGCTGATTTTAACTTACGAAAGGTAGAAGCAGCACAAAAAACAACCGTAACGGAACTGCAAGTCTTTTTAAAAGAAGACAAGATTAAGTCAGTAGACGACAGGATAATAACACCGTGAATGTAGAACAACTAAAAGAAGAGATTAAAAGACATGAGGGTGAAGTCTTAGAAATTTATAAAGATAGCCTAGGCTACAAAACATTAGGTGTCGGGCATCTATGCCAACCTAATGACCCTGAGTACGATTGGGAAGTAGGTACTAAAGTATCACAAGAAGTTGTTGATTTGTATTATGAAGATGATTTTGCTAAGCACGTAGATGAAGCTATCCACGTGTTTGGTACAGAAGAAGATTTTTATAATCTACCAGAAAATATACAACATGTTATAGTTAATATGTGCTTTAATCTAGGAGGAACTAGACTTTCTAAATTCCGTAACATGTTAAAAGCATGTAGAACACATGATTGGAAACAAATGGCAGCTGAAATGGAAGACAGCAGATGGTTTAACCAAGTAGGAAGAAGGAGTCGAGAACTGCAAGAATCAGTTCTGAATACTGTATAATGAAAAAATGGCATATATTAAACTTAACACCTTTGGAGGACTTGCTCCT